CGACTGGTAAGATCGTCGGCAGCGTCGGATGTGGATAAGAGACAGGACCTGCATCGAGCCGTCAGCGTGACGCGCGACAGGGTATCCGCCCTGCTCGCGCGGTCCGCCGTGCCACTCGATCTCGACGTCGCTGCGCGGCGGGACAGCGACGGTCTCAACGTCGTCGGGGTTTCCGGGCACCATCTGGTTGTAAAAAGTCATCGCGCTCAACCTTTCTAAGTCTGTGAGTCTTTGTCGCGCCTATAGGTGTGGGTGGAATGGAGAGGGGCGGGGCGCGACCCTGCCTGCGCCCCGGGGATGGTGGTCAGGCAGGCTCCGCCCCTCTCCACGACTGTGAGGTCGATCAGGCTGTGGCCTTCGCGATGTACTCGCGGGCGCAGTCCCCTTCGATCTTCGCGGACGGATACGCAGCGAAGGTAACCTCGTAACCCACGGCGTCGCCGTCCTTGTAGACGGTAGAGCCGCGCTCAGTGAGCTGGCCTTCCGGGACGACGATTCGCTTCACGAGGCCACCCGTGAGCAGCACCTCGAACACGAGCACTCGGCGCGGCAGGATCTTCGAGTTGTGACGCACCGTGATCGGCTTGTCCGCGCCACCCTGCTGCGTCACGTTCTCCTGTCCGAAAACCTCGCGCAGGACGTCGGGATCGAGCGCCTGCAGGAGCTTCGTCTTGAAAGTCTCCTTGTATCCGGTCTGTTGCGTGAGGACGACGTCGCCGCCAAACGCCTTCATGTCGCTGGACTCGGTTTCGATGGGATTCTCGAAACCGTCCTCCGAGAGGTAGCCCAGCTTTACGAACGCCGTGTTGAGCGCGATCGTCGCGTCAGCGGGGATCGGCGTCCCCAGTGGAGCGGCGAAGAATGCGCCGCCCTTCTGCGGCTTAGCCGCAGTAACAAGCGCAGAATTCTGTTCTGCCATGTGACTCTCCTGTCAAGAGTAAAGAATCAGGTGAGCGCCAAGGTGGCGCTCACCGTGAGTTGAAAACGCGGTACCCGGGCATCCGGGTCCGGGAAGGCGTACACCGAACGAACGTCGGAGTACGCGACGATTGCTTCACGCTGCCAGTCCAAGATCGCGACGGCGACCTCATCAGCAAGCGCAGACGCCTCAGCCTCGGTCGCAGCCCAGGCTTGCACCGCAAACATCGGGGAATCCCACAGATGCGTGCGCTGCCCGCCCGTCCGCTCGACCGTGATGAACCGCTTAGGGCGTGTCTCCGGCACTCGGTTTGAGACCCACGTGCCCGGAAACTTCCGCGCCAAGTAGGCGATGAGCGCGGCGGTCGATGACGTCATACGCGCCCCGCATTCAGCGCCTTCAACAGCGCGTTATGCCGGGCATTGTCACGGCGGGCCTTGAAAGTCGCAGTCTTGACGATGCCGTGCGGCCTCGTCTTACCCTGCTGCACAGACGGCTCAAAGCCCTTACCCGCCGCGACCGCGATCCGCTCTGCAGCGGACTCAATCATCGGCGTCGTCAGCTCGCGGAGAGCCGCATTGTCGATCTTGATCTTCACCCGCTTCATCCCTCCACTAGCCGCGCCTGCACAGGCCGATTCCACACGCCAGGCGTCGCGTCCTTGCTGTACGGCCTCGGATCGCCGATCACTTCCCACCACGACCCGCGCCACCCGATCAAGCAGCCCTTGAGCTGCCCGGTATAGGTCTTGGGGAAATGAAAAGTCATGACCGTCGCATCGCCGTCCGGTCGCTCCGGCCCAAGATCCTGCGATGAGGCCGGAGCGACCAGAACGTTACGGATCGAGATCGACGGCCGACTGTATTCGACGCGCTGATTGCCAAACTCATCGAGCGAGCCGGCCGACCGATTCCTCAGCTGCACAGTCTCCCCGAAGATCATGAGCGCACCCCGATCGTCCGGACAGACGCAAAGCGAGTCAGACGGATCCCGAGCCTGCGCCGATGGACCCGAGTGAAACTCATCGACCCAACCGGCACCGAAAACGTCGACGACTGCGAGTAAGGGCCACCCGTCACCGTCGACTGCGTCGCACCGTACGCAAAACCGTCAGCCTGCTGACGGATCGCATAGCGCACCATGTCGCACACAACGTCCTCATACGAGTCACGCCTGATCGTGCCGTCCGCGAGCGCGGCGACGAGGTCGATCTTGTCGGCTGCGAGCTCGTCGCGGACGATGCGTGCGGCTCGGGTGAGTGCGGCTTCGACGACCTGCTGCCCTACCTGGGATTCCTCAGATAGGCTGTAGCGGGCGCGGAAGGCTGTGATCTTGACTTCGAGCGGGTCAGCCTCTGGTGCCATGCTCAGCCTCCTAGCTGCTAGTCGGTGTGCGCGTCCTCCGCGTCAGCGGCGGCCTCGGGAGCCGGTTCGGGCTGCGTGTCACCGTCCTCGCTGGTGATGCCGAAGTCCTCGCCGAGGACGTCGAGGATGATCTCGGCGTCAGCTGCCGGGACGGTCGCGAGGCCGTCCTCGAACTGAATGTGCGGGGTCGTGATGAGCAGGGTCGGGATCGCGTCGCAGCGGAGCGTCACCATTTCGATCTTCTTCTTTGCCATGTTGCTGTTCTCCTTTGTCTGTTGATCAGCCAGCCGCCACAGTCAGGACGCCGTGTGCCTTCTCGTTGCCGTACTTGAGGCCGATCTCGCCGTACAGCATGACCTTCTCGGACGCGCCGCTCTTGGCGAGCGGCTCCGCGAAGAAATTGCCCTTGCCTGGCACTTCGAGGAACGCGGGTGCGAGCTGCTCGAGGGAGACGACCGCGAGCTTCGTCGCAGGCATGTAGCGGTTGAGCATGATGTTGAAAGAGCCGAAGTCGGTCTCGAGCATCTTGAGGTTGACGCCGCCGACATTGCGGTCGGACTGCTCGAAGCCGTCCTTAACGAACAGTCGGGTCAGCGCACGCTTGAGCGAGGCATTGACGATGATCGTGCGGGTCTCGGTCTCCTGGACTCCGCCGTTCTCCCAGACCTTCTGAATCAGGTCGAGGACGTCGGATGCGGTCAGTTCGCTGGCCTTGTGCGTGGTCGTCGCGACGTTGGTCGTGATGGCCTGCAGCAGACCGCGCGTCTTGCGCGGCGTCGCGTTCGTGGTCGGCTTGGAGAAGGTGCCCGTGATGAACGTCTTTTCGACGTCCCTCGCGATCTGATTGATCTGCGCCTGAAGCTGCTCGGCGAGCTCGTCGGCGGGCAGCGTGGTCGAACCGAGCTGCACGGCGGTGCCGGTCGGGCCGTACTGGCGTCGGGCGCCCATCTTCGTGTACGACACGGAGACGGCCTCCTGGTGGATTTCCAGCACGTTCTCGACGTTGGTGCGGGTGCGGGTCTCGAACGTGGTAGCGTCTGCGCCTTCGACGCGCTGACGGTTGTCGGCGGCGTCGCGCAGGTCCGTGACCTGCCAGCCGAAGGTGGTCGACTCGACGGACTCGCCGCCAGTCAGACCGCCAATCGAGGACAGCAGCGGCGTGTCCTCCGGGGACGCTGCGAAGAGCTCGCCGACATAGTTCGGGCAGTTGTAGGTGGTTGCCATCTCGGTAATACCGGGCATATGAAATCTCCTGTCAAGAGAAGGGGAAATGTCAGTTGGTGGATTCGGCGGTCAGGCTCGCGAGCTTGACCGCCTTGAGACGCGCCGACAGCTTGAAATCGCCAGCGCTCTGCGCCGCCGCGATCTGCTCATCCAGAGACAGAGACGACGGACGAGGCGGGAAAACACCGGCACCCGAGTCCGCGAGCGCGGGCACGGCCGGCGCGGACGTGGTGCCTCGCCAGTCGGCGAGTCGCTGCGCGATCTGCTTGATCTCGTCCTCGGTGTCTCCGTGGATGAGGTCGGCGGGGACGCCGTATTCGGAGGCGGCGGCGGCGATCAGCTTGGCTCGGTGTGCCTGCGCTTCGAGGGCTGCGACCTGAGAGCGCAGTTCCTCGATTGTGGTGTCCTTGCCGTTGATCGCTTCCGTGAGCGCTTCGAGCTGCTTGTGGTCGGCCTTAGCGCGGCGTTCCCACGTACGGGCGTGGGCCTTCCAGTCCTCGGCTGCGTCTGCCTGCTGTTCCTCCTGCGAGGCTTCGCTGGCGTCGACGCGGTCGGTGTCCTGGACGGCCGTATCGGTGGCAGGGGTTTCGGCCGGTGCCTGCGCGCCGTCCTTGATCTCCTGATCCTGCTCAGTGGTGTTTTCCATTGGGTTTTCCTTCCTTTTCGGAGAGCGTGGTTCCCGCTGCCTTTGCGGAAGCGGGCATAACAAAACCCCGCACCGTGTTCGGTACGGGGGAGATTGGTGATGGTGTTGGATTACGCTGCTGTGACCTCGTTGGTGGAGATGCCCTCGCGCAGTTCTGCTAGCTCCTCATCAAAGAGTCCAGCTGCTTTCTCGTTGATCGCTGCGAGCCGCTCAATCCATGTGGCCGTGACGGCTCCGTATTTGACGAGTGACGAGACTGCGCCGTCGACGTCGGGGCCGTCGCATTCAAACATCATGCGCAGAAAATCCACCTCAGTACGGGCCCCCAGTGCGTCAAGCTCTGTGATAGCGTCACGCACAAACTGCGTTACGGTGTCAACCTTCATATGTGTATTATAGGCGCTTTCCAAGTGGAGTGATAGTTTTTATGCGGCGTCCCTTCGCATCATTTCTATATGCGACGCGAATCTCTACCCCATTGACTTGACCAGTGGCAGACGCGACGCTGACGTCCTCTAGGACGCCCTTCTCTCGCAGCACTCGAGCGGCCGCCTGCAGGATGTCGTCGGCAGTCCAATCCGGTGGAAATTCTGTTCTCCCGAATCTCCACCCATAGCCCGCTAGGTGCCCTCCTGAGTCTTCTAGCCCATAAAGGGTATGACGCCACTCTTTCGCACGAAGCGGGGGCAATTTCTCTGGCCATGACTTTGGCGCTTGTGTCATCTCCCGAGGCGGGAGTCTGTGCGCGGATCCCGTTGTGAACCCACGCTCCCGAAGATCCGTGTGGGCATTAACCCGGCCTGGTCGACCGCACTACGTTGGAGTGTGCCGTCTGTGGAGCCCCGTTTTGGAGTGTGCCCGTCTGTGAGCTGGTCTGGGAACAGCTCTCGCATACGCGCGGTGATCCTCTTGATGTCGTCTGTGCGTGCACCTTCATCAGCGAGGTCATCGACCGCCTGCTGGTACATTTGTTCGTACTGTGTGTGATCGTAGCCCTTGATGCGGGGCTTCTTCGACCACGATGGGACGATCTGGCAATCGCACTTGAAGTGCGATTCCTTGAATCGCGCGGTCTCTTCACTGCGGTACACGAAGCCCCTTGAGGCCCACAGCATGCACCAGGCGCACGTCTCAGAGCCTGTCGGCACGCGAGCGTACCGTGGCGACTTCGGGTCCGCCTCAGCCGCGTACTGAACGGTCGCGCGGCCTGAGTCTGAGATCAATTTGCGTGCGCCGTCAGTGAGGCGCGCAAGGGCCTTCGCGCGGCCGATCCCCTCCCGCAGATCCCTGATCGTAGCTCCGACGATCTTCTCCGCGTCGTCCTGATCGATGAGGTCGGCCGGCATCACGGGGGAGTACGCCTTCGCGACGCCCTCGGCCTCGCGTTGCTTCTCGTACCATTCGAGAGCCGCCGCCGACGCGACCTCAGCCGATTCTTCCACGAGACGCGGATACAGCTGATACAGCGCGTCCTCAAGCGTCCCGAGATCATCGAGAGGCAGGCGCTTCCACAACGCGCGCAGCCTGCGCTCAGCGAGATCGCCCGCACGGTTCTGCGTCCGTGCTAGCTGCTGCACGTCGTGGATATGCACGCTGCCCCCTCATGATCTCTACTCCTCTTTAGCCGCAGCAGGCGCGTCTACGTCATCGTCGTCAGCCGCGGACAGTCGATCAAGGAGACCGGATGCCTCCGCACGGCGCTTGTCCGACATCAGGCGCGCGATCTGCGAGCCCGAATATCCCAGCTCCTCGAGAACGACCGGGGACTCAGCAAGCCACGGCAGCGCACTGATCTGTTTCACGATGGCGTCAGACTGGGAGACAATCGACGGATGCGCCGGGTCACCCCATCGCGTCGCCAGAGACCGCAGCTCCGGCGTCATCTCATCAAGTCCGTCGCGCATCATCACCGCGTGCGCGTATACGCGGTTCAGGGCTGCGTCGAACACTCTCTGGGCGTTCTTCGCCTTGATAACTAGCTCTTCCTTCGCCGCGTACAGAGCCTCGGCCGATGAAGGGTTGTCCTGGATGACTCCGAGCGAGGAGACCGGCAGCGATGACACGCCCGACAGCTCGGTAGCGAGCGCCCGCATCTGCTCTGTGAACGGCTGCGAGGACTGCTGCGGCAGCAGTGTCACCTTCGGTCCTTCCGGCTCCTCACCCGTCGAAATCGTCTTAATCGTTCCCAGCTTCCAGTCCCACGAACGCAGATCATCGATCAAGTCCGAATCGACACCCGACAGCAGGATCCCAGGAGCCGTGAAAAGCTCCGTCGCTAGCTCTTCACGTAGCACCGTGCGCATCGCCCGCTGCGTGATGCTCATGACGTCGCGGGAGATCCGCGAGCGCCCGAGCGGACGGTCGAGAGACGGCTCGAAGGGCAGAGCCTCCATCAGGGGTGCGCCCATGCCGTGCAATTCTGCGTGGATGATCCGCCACGCCTGAGCCGTATTCAGCTCGACGACGTATGTCGAGTCTGCGGTGTAGAGAGTGAAGCGTGTAGGCCGTCCGGCATCGTCGATGTCGTCGATGGTCAGCCCGTAGGACAGGCGGCGGCGCACGCGGTCCCAGAGGCCAGCAGCCCAGTCCGCAGAATGGCCCTGAATGATCACAGGAGGTTCGCCTGCCGCCTCGACCCCCTTGCGCAGCGTCAGGAAAGCGACCGAGTGCGTGAGCGCGGACGGGATCGTCTGCGCGATCTCCAACTCGAAGCCAGTCGATGCCAGCAGGTCAGCGATCTCGAAGGGATTATCGCTGCCCGTCGATGAGGTGACGCCGTCCCAGATCAGCAGGTCCGACAGGCCGAAAACGACCTTGCGAGGCCACCCGATGACCGCGCCGAGCTGGTCGACCATGTCGTCGGGCACCGAGATGTTGAGGTTGTCGGGTCGGACGACGCCGTCGAGGTACGCCTGCCGCAGCCGATTGCGCGGCTGCTTAACGCGCCACAGCTCGACGAGCTGCGCGAGCGCCGCCTGCTCTGCGGGCGTCAGCCCCGGCACAGCCGGAGCCGAGAACGACACCGGGGTCGCGAGCATGAACTTCTTGACGCTCACAGGGCCCTCGCTTTCTTGCCCGGCCTGCGCCGGGTCGTTTTAGCCGCCAGAACAGCCGCAGACACGGCCTCTAGCGGGGTTTCGTCTCCATCGGGGATTGACGCTTCCCATCCCCACGCGCCGTCGCGGGCGCGGATCTTCCTGTCGCACACGGCGACCGCTGCGTTGAGTGCATCCTCCGGATCTCCGGTCGGGTGCGTGATGCGTCCGTCGCGCAGGCCCTCGAAAAACATCGAGCAGGACTCGAGGTACTCGCGCGTCGTCATGATGTGCACGATCTTCGCGGGCACCCCACGGATCTGCAGAGCGTCCGCGAGCGCCGACGCGCCGGAACCTCCGACGAGGTTGATTTGTGCTGTGCGGTCTTTTCGGGCGGCGAGCCAGTCGGCGACGGCCTTCACGCCGTCGTCCGTCGATCCGGTGAACGTGTCGATGGCGTTGACGTGGAAGCGCGTGTCTGGGCCGGTGCCGGTTTTCAGAGCGCCTGCGAGCGCCTGCCGTTTGCCGTCCGCGCTGAAAGCGACGGCGAAGGATCGGATGCCGTCTGACGGCGCTTCTGCCGCTGTCGCGTCCCAGGTGGTCGGGTCGATGGCCCGCGACGCGCCCGCGTTTGCCGGCCACATGCCGAGGCGCTCGCGCGCGAAGCCCTCATCCGAGAGCGTCTTGCGCTCAAGCTCAATAAATGCGCGTTTCATGCGGCCTGCGAGCAGAGCCGGATTCGTTGCCTCCCACGTCTTGACGTCGTCCATGCGCAGGGGCTTATCCGGGTCTGCGGACCACTCGTGCCAGCACATCGCGCCGGGATGCTCAGACAGCGCCTGATCCCTGATCCGCTCGAACACCTGGCCGTTCGCGTTCGGGCCGGGCGGCGTCCCCGTGTACAGCACCTGAGAATTGCCGAGGTGACCGGCCGAGCCGGTCGAGGTGATCGCTTCGAGAGCATCCTCGGTCAGCTCCTGCGCCTCGTCGAGGACGATCAGGTCAGCGGTGAAGCCACGGCCCGAGGACTTCGAGCGAGCGATGACTCGCAGGGAGCCGCCGTGCCAGCCACGCGACGGATCGTTCTTGAGGATGATCGCTTCCTGGCCGTTGACGTTGCGGACCTGCTCGACCATCGCGTTTAGCTCAGGGTATCGAGCGGCCTCGTCGTCGGCCTTCTTCCCGAAAAACTCTTTGAAACGCCGGTAATGTGCCTGCGCGGACTTGACCTCGTGCGCCGAGTGAATCACCGTCTCACCCAGGAGGACCATGCCGAAGAGCTCGCGTATCTCGAGCACCGCATTTTTCCCGTTCTGGCGAGGCACGGACAGGCCGGCGACGGGGTGCTTCCATTCGTCTTTAGCCGAGGCGGCGAGCCAGTCGTCAAGGACGAGCTGCTGCCACGCATCAGGCATCAGCCCAAACGTCGACGCGAACTCACCTGCCAGTTCGCCGAAGGACTTTGCGCGGCGCTCAACGGCGACCCGCAGCCGGGGAGCCTGCTCGATGCTTCGCCAATCGCTGCTGGAAATCGACAACCTGGCCCCCCTCTCCCTTCACCGACTCCGGAACCGCAGCCCCCGAAGTGCCTGAAATCTCGGAAATCAGCGCGCGAGCCTCCCGAATCAGGGGCGCGCGCTTGTCGAACTCGGCGTACTCGAGGGACGCGAGGGTCAGATCGAGCAGCTTCTTGCGAGCCTCAAGCTCGTCGAACGCATCCGACTTCTTCGCGTCTGCCTTCTTCTTCGCCACCACAACCACCCCCTAAAACGCTCAATATCAACGAAAAACGCCTACCGCGAGCGCCAGACACCCGCCAGACGCCCCCTGCGGCCGCGTGCGAAACAAACACGTGTGGTCAGCGTTTTTCCAGCTCAACCCGCCTGAAAGCGGGGGGGTATGG